AGTAGGAGCCTACGAAGTAGGAGCCTACGAAGCAGGAGCCTACGAAGTAGGAGCCTACGAAGTAGGAGCCTACGCAGTAGGAGCCTACGAAGTAGGAGCCTACGAAGTAGGAGCCTACGCAGTAGGAGCCTACAAAGTAGGGGCCTGCGAAGTAGGGACCTACACAGTAGGGACCTACAAACTAGGACTCAGATGTATTTACTGAGTTTTTCCACGGGTCGCGGAGATAAAAGTATGTGCCAGGCTGGTTCTCTCGACGCCCCAGGTTGCCTACAACATGCACGGTGAACATACCGTACTGCTCACCAAGCTTTCGATACTTCGTAAACGTAGCGCGCGCCCTGTCTCCAAGAGCGTCACTAATCATCTTCTTCGTGAAAAAAACTCTGGCACAACCTGTCCGAGCCGCCTCCGCATACAAGAAGCGATAAAAATGAAAAAAACGCTCCTGCGACCGAGGCAGGCCTCCCAATGTCGGGTCAAACCAATATCTAGCTAGAAAACGCTCATCCCTCGTAAGATCCACCATTCGAGGGACATCAGGCAGTAATGGTGACTTACCGACGGTCACAGGTGGCGCACGTAGCGGCGATCGAAATGTAGCGCCCTGGAGCGGCTTGTTAGTCTCAACCTTTGGAGACACAACTGCCTTGTCCTTAGCTATATCCGCAGGCGGATTTTCCGCTTCAGCGTTGGTGCCCGGGGCGGCCTCTGCCTCCTGTACCGAAACCGTGCCATCTTCAGAACTGCTCGACCTATACAGCTTTTCATATTCCCGAGGAGTCAAACGCCCGGGTGCTTTACGCGTAGCGGCGAAAGGATTTCCCTTGATAGCCATATTTACCCCTCCGCCTTCAGGATCCTGCCCCAAACCTCTTTCACGAGATCATAGTAATCCCGCGCAAGATCACTCTTCGGGTCATACTCAGGGGCTGACTGTCGCATCGTAAGTGCCTCTTGACCACGCACTGCGCGACGAATCGCTGTATGAGTAACTAGATCTGGATGCTGAGTAAGATATGCTCCATAGATTTGCGAGCTGAGCTTGTTTTTTTCGAGAAGAGTGGGAACTAAAATGACGTTATCCCACTTAATATGCATGTCCTTCTGGAAATCGAGCGTCGTCGAAAGATTCGTCGAGAGCGCTTGATAACTTCCAAGATCACACCCGATGGGAGAAATCACGACATTAGCTGCAGTGAGGGCATTCTCGATCAAGAGATTCCAGTTCGGGCTGTTATCAAAAATAATCACTTGGTAGTCGTTCGCGAGAGGACCGACCACCTGTTCTTTGAGAACGAATTCCCGCCGCTTTGTGTCGCGAATAAATTTTTCTAGAGGACCTAGCCCCGGTGTCTCCGGGATAATATCGAGCGTGGGCAATGGTGTTTCGCGAATCACCTTCTTCAAGGGAGATTTTCGCAGCAAAACATCCGCCAGCCCCTTGTGCGTCGTCACTTCCTCTAGGGACTCAATCGCAATCGGATTGAGAGCAAGATCCGTCACCGTTCCCTGGATATCTAGGCCGATAATCAGGGTCTTAATGCCGTGCAAGGCTAAGAGCCGCCCCAATGAGTAGCTCAGCGTACTTTTGAGTACTCCTCCCTTCGCGGTATATACGCAGATCACCCGCAGGGACTTGGGTGGCTCAAGAAAACCGTACTTAGCGCCGATCGCTGGCACTTGAGCAAGTGTCCACTGCCGCACCTCTATACGACCGCGGTGAATGCGACGTGCCTTAGGAATGTGTCCCGCCTTCTCAGCGGCAATTAGCGTATTAGGCGCAACCGAATTCATCTGAAACAGCTTGTGCAGGTCAGTGCTGGTGAACAGATCTTTTTCGAGCATGCTTCACACACCGCCATTGTAGGTATTTATTCTTAATTGTCGGTAAAACCTACAATGCCAGTTTCTGTCCTAACTGTAAAGAAGGTGAGCTCGGCTCGATGATGAGCCTGCTCATTTGTCTATCGCTCTCTCAGTAAGTTCAGGCTTGCAGCGTTGCAGAGCCTCGTCTAAATGGGGGCCATCGCTGCCACGAAAAACAACGCCGATGACGATTTCCCCCCGATAAAAAACCTCCAAGAAGTCAGGATCGGCCGTGCTGCCGTCGTCGAAAACCCATAGCTGGCGCTCCTCGCTCCAAGAGCCCTGGAGCGTTTCCTGCCGGCGGCCGTTGTGTCCCTGGGGCTCAAGCAGCCAGCAGAGCTTCACCTGGCCGGTAGCGACATGAAACATCACCGTGCCTTCGTAGGGGGCCTCGGTCTCGTCGTCGCGAAACATCGCGGTGAAGCGATAGAACGGCGGCCCGTCACGCCCAGCTTTCATGCTCATACCTGAGGCGCTCCCCGAGACGCGCGACCTCGTCGTCGGCTCAGTGCTGGTGACTAGATCTTTTTCGAGCATGACACGCACACCACCATTGTTGGTATTTCTTGTTTCTGATGGAAAAAACCAACAATGCCAGGTTCTGACCTATCTGTAAAGAAAGTGGCCGCGGCTCGCTGATGAGCCGTGCATATGCGGCGCCGAATGCTAAACTGAGGCACTCTTCAGGACGAATTCTCGGCATGGTTATGGTGAGAAAACTGAGCATCGCGCGTGCTGTTTACACGCTAGAGACGCCGCCTCCAGCCCGTCGAATTTCGGCCGGCCTTATACTGACCATTCTTGCTGTTGCCACCGGTCTAGCAGCCGCTCGCATGAGAGGCTGACGGTGTAGGCCGCCTCTGGCGCCACCGTGTGCGTCGCTGATGTCACGTTCCAAAGACCATCGACGGCCGCGCGAAACCCCGAAAGTCTGAGCCTGCAGTCCGCAGAAATCCTCGGGTCGCCTTCTAGCTCAAGCCTTCCCGTAACGCCCTGCTTCAGCGTCAGAGAGAGCTTAGCGGTGGCTGCCTGCTCAGCCCGCTCTCTAGACGAAAACACCTCCCGAAAGCGAAAAACGGGCTTTCCGCTGCCGACGACGACCTTCTCGCTTTGCGCAGATGTGAGATCGAAGGCCTCCGCTTCAACCGCCCCATAAAGCGGCCTGCTCACGAAATCAAAATCCCAAGAGAGAACCTTGCCGCCCAAGGCCTCAATCTCGACAACAGGCAGCGCCTCGCCTGACACGCTCAACCCAGAGCCCTGCGGCATGACAAGCACCGTCTCGTCCTGAATCTTGAGCGAGAGCGCGTGCTCGCCGGCAAGCCTCGAGAGAAAGTGGACGGCCGACTCGTTTCTCTGGGAGATCTCAAAGACTGGCACGCGAGAAAGCTCGGCCGAGGCCTTCACCTTAAGCCCGTAGGCTCGGCCGAGCTCGTCCAAAACTCCTTTGAGGTCTTGTGCCGCATAAAGCCTGGAGGAGGCGGTTTTCAGATCTTTTAGGGTGTCAAAGCCCTTGCCGGTAAGGCGCATAACGCCGCGGCTTGAGATCGACACCTCGTCGACAAAAAAGCTCCCCATGGGGGTGAGGCTTTCGCCCCAGCCAAGCGCCACGCTGATCCGGTGGCCTCTTTCTGGGACAGCGAGCCGGCCGTCTGAGTCGTCAAAGACAAGCTCGAGTTGATCGGAGAGAAGACCACGCTCGTCTCTCAGGACAAGCCGCTGAAGCCTCTCGCGGTAGACCCCTTCTTTCTCCTCGCCGTCGATTGTGACAAGAACCCCCGGCTTTAGTCCCAAAGCGAGATCTCTCTACGCTCTGGCCGCGCGCTGCGCGGCGGACTTGGGAGAACAATCTCGACCCCCTCAGGCAGCACGGCAGGCAGCTCTGCAAGGTGCGGATTTAGCTCAAGCACCTCTTCGACGACGCTGGCCGTCTTGCCAAAGACCGTGTGGCAGATGAAGTCCAGCACCTCGCCCCCTCGCGTCACGTAGATCATAGGGCCTTGGCCGGACTGGCAGCGTCATCGACTGTCACGCTTTTAAGGGAAAGCCTAAAGGCCACCTTCCGCGCCTTGCCGTCACCGCGAAAACTCGAAAGATCCTCGCTGAGCGAGACCACCGCCCAGCTGCCAAGGGACCGCCCTTCGGAGTCGACCAGAAGCAGTGGCTCCCCCCTGTAAGCCTCGTCTTTCAGAGCCTTCAACGGGTCATCGGTGGAGGCCCTTTCTGCATAGGTCTCGCCCACCACGTCGACCTCAAGCGTCCTGCGGCCCATGTAGCTTAGCGCTGACACGCCGCCAAGCCTCTCCTGCTCTGTCCAATTAAAGCTCTCGCCCCTTGTCAGCCTCTCAAACATGCTTTTTCCGGCCAGAAAGCGAAAGGATCCCAGCGCAAAGAGGGCTTTCCCTTCAGTCATAAAGCCTTGCCCTCCAGGCCTTGGCCTCTTCGTCTTTGACCTCGCGCAAGACGTCTTTGAGCTTGGCTGCGATCTCGGCAGTCGTGGCCTTAGGCTCTGTGACGTTGACGGTGATGGGGGCGTTTAGGATCGACTGACTCGGCCCGCCGCGAGGGCCTGCTCCGGCCGCCGCCAGCGGCACCGTACCGGTGGCCTTGAGCGAGGTCATGCGGGTCATGAAGTCTGCCACCGACCGGCCGCCCGCCTGCAGGCTTTGCGTGATCTTGTCCCAGTTGTCGTAGACAAGGTAGGAGGCCGCGGCGAGCCCTGCGATGGCAAGCCCGATCCCAGAGCCAATCAGCGCCACTTCAAGCGCGCCGACTCCCGCCGTAGCGGCCGCCATCGCTCCCGAAGCTACCGCCCCGAAACTGAGCCAGGCCCCTTTAAAGAGGGCAACCGCCCCGACGGCCGTTGAGATCGGGATAAAAAGGGCGCCGATTGCTGCTGCCGCGCCGCCCACGCCAAGCGCCACGCTCGAAAGAGCCTTTGTGACCTGTGGATTGGCAAGCGCCCAGTCGCGTGTTTTGTCGACCACTCCTGCCAGTCCCCCGGCAAGCTGCGCGAGGTCTGAAAGGAGAGGCTTGCCGAGCACGTTTAAAAGATCCGACAGCGAGGCTTTGAGCCTGAGAAGTGAGGCGCTCGCCGTGGCGGCCTCAAGCCCAAGCTTCCCCAGTGCTGTCCCCTCGGAAAGGGTCCTTATCTCAGCCTCGCGCGACCGCAGGGCCGACAGCCGCGAGGCGGCCCCGCTGTCGCCGCGAGCCGCCTTGACGGCGACATTTACAAGCTCCGAGATGCCGGCCAGACCTTCGCGCCCGAAAAGCTTCTCGAGGATTTTGAGCCGCTGGCCTGAGCCCATGGGGGCAAGCTTGGCGCCGAGCTCCTCCATGACCGAGATAAAAGGCCGCATGCCGCGTGTTTTTGGGTCGACGACCCGAATGCCCAGCGCCCGGAGAAGCTTGGCCTGCTCGGTCTTTGGCGTGCCGCCGACACTGTCGTGAACAAGCGGATCGAGAAAAGCTCCCTTGAGCGCTGTGGCCGCAACCGAGCCCTTCACCCCGACATCCGCCAGCATCGCCACCGACGCCATCACCGTCTCAAGCGGGATCTTGGCGGCGTTGGCGACCGAGCCGACGTGCTTTAGGACGTCTGCGATCTCGGTGAGGTTGGTGTCGGAGACGTCGGCTGTGTACTGAACGACATCCCCAATGCGCGAGAGCCGCGAGATCGGCAGCTCGAAGGCATGCGCGATGCCGGTGAGCAGACTTACCGACTGCTGGGGCAAAATGTCACCGACCTTGGACACCGCGAGGATGGCCTTGAGGTTGGCTTCGGTGATGTCTTTAAACTGAAGGCCGGCTGTCCCCATCTGGATCATGGCGGAGGCAACCTCTTCGCCCGTGTAGCCAAACTGGGTCGAAACCCGCGCTGCCATGCGCTCTAGGGTCGCAAGGTCTCTCTCCTGGCGCGCTGTGTCCTTGTAGTCTGGCCCCGACAACACCCGCGAGCGAACGCGCGCCATGACAGCCTCAAGGCTCATGGCCGTCTGAAGCGGCAGCGACGCCCCACTCAGCACCCCCCTGCCAAATCCCGAAGCAGCACCGCCGATCATGGCAAGCTGAGACGCCCTGCTGCTCAAGGCCTCAGCCGACCTCCGCAGAGCCAAGTGCCGATCCGACTTGGCTCTCAGCCGGTCAAAGACATTCTCCTGATCGGAAAGCCTCTCGGAGAGCCCCCGAATCGAGAGCCCCGCCTCCCGCGCCTCGCGCTTTAGGACTCGAAGCCGGGTGGTCTTCCCCTCAAAGGCGTCTTTGAGCCGCGAGGCTGAGACTCTTGCCGCGTCAAACTCTCTGGCCAGGCGCCGACTCGGCTCGCCGGCAGCCTTGATCTCGGCGGCCAGCGCCCTCACCCGCCCCTCGGCTGTCTTCCACTGGGAGTGGGCCTCAAGCGTGGCCTTGGCCTGCCCCCGCATCTGGCCAGCAAGCTTGTCGTGGCGGCGCAGCTCGTCGAGCGCCAGGCTTGCCCGCTTGAGCTCACCGCCAAGCCCGCGCGTCACCCCCGAGAGATTCTTGAGCGGAAGGGAGAGAAGGTCCTTGGCGGCAAGGCTTACCCTTATTTTGAAATCGGCCATGTCGCCTTGAGCCTCTCAAGCGCTAGCTGGTGGTAGAGGGAAAGCTCGTCGGCCGCCAGCGCGTCAATCGCCTCGATCGTCCAGTGAAAGACAAAAGCTAGATCCGCTTTGACCTCAAGCAGTGCCCGCCTCCCGTCTGGCAGCTCCTCTAGGGAGCAAGGCCTAAAAAACCAGCTACCTTGTCAGACACCTTCCGGTAGTCGGCAAAGTCGAGTTCTCTCACCTCATCCGGGCTCCACTCGGCCAGGTGGCTAATCAGATGCAAGGTCTTGGCGGCCTCCGTGTCGTAGCGGTCGACCATCTCGAGGTCTTTTACCTTGGCCCTGCGAAGCTCAATCGTGCGAACAAGCCCCCGGCCCGAAAGCTCGACGGGATAGGAAAGCTCGATTACCTCTTTTTTCATGCCCTTCATCCCCTCAGGAGGGCAGCCTTAACGGCTGCCAGTTGGTCAACGCCGTTGATGCGGCGCACCATGTTGTCGGCGTCGATCTCAACAAGCACCTCTTCGGCATGCGCGTAGCGGTAGTAGGTGCAGTAGAGGCGAAACTTCATGGCCGTGTTCTCGCCGGCCTTCCAGGCGCCAAAGTCGATCTCGGTGATGATGCCCCGCATGTGGCAGCTCACCGGAATGGCCAGCGTGTGGCGCTTCAGGGCACCGCGGACGTGAAGGGCAATGGGGCCGCCCTCCTGGAAGCCAAGCTGCTGGATCACAAAGCGGTCGTACTCGCCGAGCGTAAATTCGGCCTCGAGCTTCTCCATGCCCATCTCGATGGGAATGGGAAGGTCCATGCCGCCGGCGCGGTAGTCTTCGACCTTGTAGGTGAGCTTGGGCAGAACGATCTCGTCGACCATGCCCGCGTAGCCGCGGCCGTCGACAAAGAGCGTAAAATGCGTGAGCTTCTGCGGGAGATTGCTAAGTAGCGTCACCTTTAGAAGACCTCCTTGATGTGATCGTCCGACAGAAGGGAGCGGAAGGTGATCCGCTCGGCCGGGTAGGGCGGCGTAAACTCATAGTCAAACGTGACGTGGCCTTCGGTGATCTGCGAGACAGAGTTCACCTCTGGGTCTATCCAGCAGTGGCCACCGAGGATCGCCTCCTGGGCCTTGAGGTCGCGGAAGTAGTTGTTGATGCTCTCTGTGACCTGCGCGACGTAGCTTTTGGTGATGTTGCGGTCGACGGCCCAAAGGTGGCTAGCGAGGATGGCATCATCGATAAAATCCCTGAGGCGCCGCACGTTGATGAACTTGTGCCGCGCGTCGAGCGCGTCGGCCTCATCAAAAAGGGTCCGGTTGCCCCACAGGCGAAAGCCCTGCTCGTTCACAAAGGTGGCGATTTTATTTTTGTTCAAAAGGTTGGCACCGGACTCGCCCGACGAGGGGTCGAGCGAAAACTCGACCGGATGGCTCACCCCGACCACCGACGAGCAAAGCCGGTTAGACGGCGACACCCAAAAGCCCAGCTCAGCATCAGTCTTGGCGATCACGGCGGCTACCAGAGCCGAGCCGCCGACACTCCCGATCGGGGCGGCCAGGCGGACGTTGGGATAGACGGGATAGAGCCTTGAGCCGCGAAGGCTTGCAAAGCTGCCGATCACCGCTTGCAGATCCCCGCTGTCGGGGCTCTCAATCGGTGCCACAGCGCGCAGCCGCCCTGCCACGACATTGAGGGCGGCCCTCACCGACTCGTCGGCGGAAAACTCGGGCGCGATCACAATGCGCGGCTGAGCGCCAAGCGTTGCCTTGGCCTTAAGCAGGCTGTAAACCCCCGTCAGCTCGCCTTGGACCCCTGCCACCTGGGTCGCCGGCGCGTCAGCTTCGCCAGGCCCGACTGAGACGACGACACAGACAGCCTGCGTCTCCTCGTAGATCGCAGCCAGAGTCTTGGGCAGACTCCCCGGCGCGTCGAGCCCGCCGAAAAGCTCTCTGGCTTGCCTCGCCCCTCTCACGAGAAAGGGTGTGTGGGCTGTCAGCTTGTCTGACAGAGCCGACGTGCCGACGACGCCAATGACCGACGTGGCGGGGGTTCTGACGGCCGGGGCAGCTCTCGTCGTAACCGGCACGACTTCGATTCCATGCCAAAAACCTTCAGCCACCTGGCAACCTCCTCTGTTCGAGTGCCGTGATCCTGGCTTCCTGCTCGGTGACTTTCGTCTGAAGGGCTCTAACCTCGCCTGCCATCAGCTCTTGAAGCCTTCTGGCCTCGTCGACCAGGAGCGCTATCTGCTCTTCGAGAGTCACGTCCCTACTCCATAAAGAAAATGGCAGGCTTTCGCGCTGCCCGAGAAAAAAGGGCGCCGTCTGGTATCTCTAGACGCAGCAGTCCCGCCTTTGGACCAACAGAGGCAAGGTCTGCCTCGGAGAACTCAAACTCGACAAGTCCGCCGCTCATATAGAGATACTTCTCGCTGTAGCCAGCCGTTTCGAGGCGAAAGCGACGCTGAATGTTGTCGAGATAGAGATCAAGCGTCAGCTCGCGCGGAAAAGTCGCGCCTGCGGGAAGGAGCCAGAAATCTCGAAGCCCGACCCTGAGGCTTCCTCCTGTCTTCTTGGTAAACTCGAACTCGATCAATTCCGTACCCCGGGCGGGAGACAAGAAGTTGAGCTCGATTTCCAGTAGGAGAGCTTGAGCCCCTTCCCCGGCAGGCCAGCCAAGGAGCGCTCCAAGCCGCCCCTTGTAGCGGGCAAGTTCCTCCCGAGCCTCAGCCTTCACGGCTAAAAGCTCACCTTTGACCCCCTGAACAAGCCTCTCTGTCTCGGCTTTTTGGGCCTGAAGCTCGCCCTTGAGAGAGACAAGCGAGGCCTTGGCAACCTCCTTGAAGGTCAAAAGCTCCTCTCTGGTGGCCGCGAGGTCTCGCATCAGCTCGAGCGTGTGGCGCTGGCCTTGAGTGAGAGACAGCGCCACCGTGGCAAGCTCTCTTGCCAAGGAGAGGTTGAGGCGCTCTCCGACCCCATCGACAGCAATGAGAGAGTCCGGGATCTCGTCGAGGATGAGGTCGATGCCAAAGAGAAGATCCTCGGACGGAAGCCGCTTGGCGATGATCTCGCCTGCCTTGGAGAGGACGGCAAAGAGGATCGGCCCGTCCACCCCCTCGAGGCTTGCCACAATGCCCATTTCGCCGACGTCATAGGCCTCAAGGCCGCCGCGAAACTCGGCTGTGAGGTGAACGCGGTTTCCGGAAACCCGGTTTGAGTCGGCAAGCGCCGAGCCCTCGACTCTTTCCTTGAGAGCCTCCTCCAAGCCGGTGGGGTCATAGGAGGCCCGGCCCAGCTCAATGCCGACAAAGCGAAGCCTCTTGCCCCTGGCCTCGGCCTCGGCCAAGGCCTCAAGCCCGCGTCTTGTAATCCTCGGGCGCTCTATCGCCATCAACGCCCCACGACCGCTGTGAGACGCTTGACGCTCGTCACCCGCGCCAGCATCGCTGCCCCGACTGTGGCCTCGGCCTCAAACATGATGTCGAGGTCAAAGCGGGCTCTAAGGGGCTTTAGCGACTCGATCACGCGCAGGATGCGGCGTCTTTCTGCCTCGCCGACAGGCCGGTTATCCTTACTCAGGAGGATGACCTTGAAGGTGTAGGGCTCCCTCGGCTCTGGGTAGTCCCACCACTCGCGGATCCTCGCCCTGACCCCAATCGTCTCCATTGCCAAGTCGATGGCAGCAAGGGTGCCGCGCAGCCTTCTGATCTTCTCAAAACGCCGTATGATCTCTCGGCGACGGCTTATCAGATCACCTTCGCTCTCCACCCCGACAAAGTCTTCGTCCCACAGCTCGACCCCCTTTTCCCAAGCCAGATACGGCAGAAAGGCCGACGGGCAGGTGTCGGTGTCAAAAAGCGAGGCAAAGTCAAAGGAAAGCCCCTCGAGCCTGCGCCCTGCGACATCTTCCAGCGCCTTCTCAAGCGGCGTAGAATTTTTCGGCAGAAGGCTTGTCACGAGGAGATCTCCAGCTTGAGGCTGTCCTGACTGTCTTCAAGAAGCGGCGCCTCGAAGGCCTCGCACAAGACGCCGCCCTCCGGCTCGATCACCTCGGCCGACGTGACGTCGTTTTTGGCATGCAGTGCGGCGTAGAGAACCGACAGCTCGAGGCTTGCCCCTACGCGAAAGCGCGTCCTAAAAAGCTCTCTGAGTGAGGCCTCGGCCTGCCCCCGAACCAGCGCCCAGTCGGCGCCGTAGGGCACCTTAAGACGCGCACGCAGGCGAAAGCGCCTCAGGCTTGCCTCCTCGACTGTCAGCTGATCAGTCAGCGCCCGGACGTAGGCCATCTTCTCGCGAAGAAGCGCCAGGTCGGCGGCCCGCACTGGCGCTTCAGCTTTGGGGTCAAAAAGAACCCACAGCTTGACCCGCGCCGGCCCCACTTCGGCAGCATTGGCATCAACGATGTAACCGCCGCCTGAGAGCCTGACGGCCTTGGCCTGAGCGATGTAGCCGACTTTTGATCCGGCAGCCGAAAAGAGATCATCCTCGTCCAAAAACCGCCCCAGAAGGCTCTCGTCACTCTCGCCGGATGCCCTGGCGAGGCCGCGGCGCGAGACCACGTGGTCGAGGTTTGCCCCCCGGGCAAAGGCTGGCATGGTGGCGCGGGCAGCCGCATTGACCCGGGCACGCAGGAGCAGCTCGCGGTAGGCAGAGACCTCGAGCAGCTTGACGGCGGGGTCTGACTCGAAAAGGTCGACCGCCTCGCCGTAGCGAGCGCGAAAGTCCTCGAGCATCTCACGCTTGATCGCCTCAAAGCTCAAGGTCTCCAAGACCTCGGGCGCTGGCAGGCGGCGCAGGTCGATGACACCGGCTTTCACCGCTCAAGCCTCACAGCCCAGGAAAACGGCGTGTCTGTCACCTTGATGACCCCATCAAGGAGAATCGAGACGTTCCCCTCGGAGAGCTTTTTCTCCTCGTCTGGCCCATCGAGCACCTTCACAGCATTAAGCCTCACCCGAGGCTCCCAGCGGGCTATGGCCTCGTGGACGGCCGTAAAGATCGACATCTTGTCGACCCCCTTGCCAAGCAGCTCAAAAAGCCTCGACCCGTAGTCGCGCAGCATGACGCGCGAGCCCTTTGGCGTGGTGAGGATGTCCTCAAGGCTTTGGCGAATATGCTCTTCGGGAGAGACTCTCTTTCCCGTGTGGCGCGACATCATCCAAACTTCCCCTTCCCGCTGCCAGGGTCGACCTGAACCTCGTTTTTCTCGACGATATAGGCGACAAGCTCGGCGAGCAGATCGGCCAAAAGCGCTGCTTTAGCCCCCTCGGCGTCGAGCTTGAAGCCAAGGTCTTTCATCTTGGCGAGTATCCTCTCTCTGGCTTCGGCTTCGTTAAGCATGCTTGGCCTTGCAGCGAGCTGAACCCTGGGGATGCGGCCCCCCGGTGAAGGCACAGACGGCTTCTGTTGTCACAATCCCGGCGACAGCGTCGGCGCCGCCGAGAGCGACGCTTTCGGCCTCGACAACGACCGTCTTGGCCTTAACGACAACGCTTGTCCCGCCTTGGACTTCAAGCCTTGCCCCCTCGGGCAGAACAACCCGCATGGCCTTGGCCTCCTTGTCGTAGGACACGCTCGTGCCGTCGCTGTAGGTGACGCGGTGGCCGCCTTCTTTGGGCAAGCTCTCGCGCGTCATGACAGAGCCAAGGATCACCCCCTGGGCGGTGGATCCTCCCGGGAAAAGGCAAAGGACCTGCTCGCCGACCTCAAGCGGCCAGTTCTCTTTGTCGCCCCGCCCGCGCCGCTTCAAAGTCGAAAGCGGCGGAGTCTCCATGCCGCCTTCGATCAAAACCCGTGCCCTTGCCCCAAAGTCTTCGACGGCGGTGACAACGCCAAAGCTTATGAGACTTGCGAGCTGGCGGCGCATTTCTGCCATCTCAAAGGGGTTCATCCTTCTCCCCTCGCCTCGGGAAGCCTTTGTGCCTCGGGATACATGGCCCAGCTGTCCCAGTCGTTGGCGCCAAGACGCACCACCTGCGCCCATTCGCACGTCCAGACCTCGTAGCCAGCCACGACAAGATCAAAGCGGGCGTCGCTGCAGCGAAGAACCCGCGACGGGTGTGCGTAGTCAACAAACGTCTGGTTATGGACAGCAAGGGCGATCCTGGCTGCCACGTCGCGGGCTGTCACCTGCTGACGGCCGCGAGCGGGCGGCAACACAGCCAGGGCCTCCCAGCGCGTTTCAAAGTCCATCTCGCCCGTCATGGGATCGCCCTCAGGCTCAAAGTCGGTCATCTCAAAGAAGATGGCCGGCACCTTCTCGATCTTTTTGGTCTCGGGATAGGCGTCATAGACGGGGATCTTAGGAAAAACCCGCCTAAGCTCATCACCAACTTTCTGGTAGATCTCGCCAAACATGTGTCTACCCGAGAAGGCCTCCGCGGTATTTGACCTCGTGCAGGAGGTTTTTGAGAAAAACCTCCCTAAGGTCGATCCCACCGACTGCCGAGCTGGCGGCCTCGTGAAGCGCCACTTTCTCGGCGCCAAGCGGGTGGCGCGCTCTTGCGAGACGTCGGTAGACCTTTCTTTCAAGCCGTCCGAGCCTGGCGCGAGCAATAAAGGCTCCCTCGACAAACCGCCCCTGCCTTGTCGTCACCCCTGTCCCCCCTTGCCTGGCGCCGGCCAAGATCAACGGCAGGTCGTGGGTGATCATCGAGAGCGAGGCGGAAAGCCCGCGGCCTCTTGTTTTGATTCTCTGCCTCACGGGCCTCACGGGTAGCCTTGCCCCCTCTGCCGTCTCTTTGGCAAGGAGCGCGGCAAAAGTCCGAATGGTCCTCGAAAGAGCCCGCGCGACGGCCTTCTCGAGTGTCTTTTCAGACATCGAAAGGGCCTCTGCGAGGCCTTCGATTTCCTTTTCGAGACTGCTCACGAAAAATCCTCGCTCACCTGCGTTTCGATCTCTTCAGCAAGATCAAGGAGACTCATCCCGGTCAGGTCGTCGTGGCAGGCGGCCACCCGGTAGCGTCTGCCTTCGACGGCAAAGACATCTCCGGCCGCCGCCCCCCCCAGATCATCCGTCAGGCCAAGAAACTGGCTGTTTTCTGCCGAAACGCGCATTGAGCCGAGATCCTGGTCGAAGAATTTGACGTCAAAGACGCCGGCCACCTTTTTGCCGGCAAGCTTCCCAGTTTCGAACTCCCCCCTGTGGACGAGGCCAGTCCCTCTAAAAAAAAAGGTAAGGTCGCCCACTCGGAAGGGGTCAGCCATCCCTCAACTGTCCCCCCGGCTACGGCCACGCGAGCGGGTGGGCGCCGCAGAGGTCGGCGTTGGCACCGAGTCGTAGAAGCTGAAGGACTCGGGGTGGCGAACGGCGACGTCGACGTCTTGGAGGACGCGCACCCGCACCGTGCCGGAGGTGCCCTTCAGATAGGGGTTCACCTGAACGTCGAGGATGCCCCACTCGCCGATTACGAGATCGGCCCAGTTGCCAAAGATGATGGCGCTCTTGCCGCCGCCGCCAAGGTTGTCGGGGACGATGGTCGATACGTCAGCCGGGTAGCCGTTGACGGTGCCGCGTCCGTTGGCGCCGCTTCCCCAGA